ACGTTCGATAATCTTCGAGGACAGTCAAAACACCCAGGTGTACCAGCAGGGCTTCCGTTGTAGCCTGTGCCCCGCACCCGGCGGTCTTTAACAACCACCGCACCGACCTTCGAGCGTTCACAGTCGCTCCTTTCCGACACCGTTTCGGCTATTCCCATGAAATAGTCATCCCAGCCTGGTCTGCTCATCCAGCGATAAGCCCTTCCAAATCGGCACGCAACTCAGCCAACTCAGCTTCCAACTCCGCAATCCGGCACTCCCGCGCATCCTTATCAAAATCAGCCCTGTCAGCCTCATCCAAAGCGGCCAACACAGTGCGGATCAGATCGGGGAAACACCCGTGAATAGCGGTGACAAAATCGGCGTCCTCATCCAAAAGGAATGAGGCCACGAACTTACCGTCACCGTCCTCACCGACAGCATTGATGTTGAAAAAGTAATCTTTGCCGTCTTTTTGGTAGTCCCAGTACCGGTCTTGCGCCCCGGTGGTATTGGCCCACATTTGGTACAGCTTGTCGAAAAACTCACGCTCATCCATTGTCAAGTTCCTTTCAGTAATCTGATCCGTATAAACTGCCCCAGGAACGGCCACCGACCTCCGGGTCAGTGCCGATATGCACACCCTTAAAAGTGCAAGCCATAAGCTCACCAATCTTTCCCGCACCCCACCGCGCTTTACCGGTGGGCAGGGATGCCAGAACCTCGTCATGGATCGGCAACCGCAGGTACGGTGTGAACCCGGCATCATGCAGCCTCAGCAACCCCTGAGCGGTGATGTCCCTGGATGAGGACTGCACCATGTAATTGAGGGCGGCATACGGTCTGTTCTGGTCGACCGGCAACCTGCGCCCGAATGGTGTGGTGACGCACCCATTCCAGGTCGCTTCTTTTTGGAGGCGTTGGGACAGCTGCTTGACCTTCGGGTACGCCTTCTCGAAGCCGGCAATGACTTTCTTCGCGGTGTCGACATCAATCCCGGCTTGCTGCGCTATGTTCCTTGGCCCGGACCCATACACGTAAGCGAAGTTCACCATCTTCCCGATCTTGCGGTCCACACCGGATGTGTCGGCTGTGATCTGATGCAAATCCTCACCGGTCTCGAATGCCCGCATCATTGTGCGGTCACCTGACAACCCAGCCAGCACACGCAGTTCCTGCGCCTGGTAGTCCACTGAGGCCATCAGTTGATCCTCATCAGCGACGAAGCATCGTCGGATCATCCAATCCCCGGCGGGTAGGGTTTGCGCGGGTATCCCGGTGATGGACATGCGGGCGGTCCTGGCCCGCAGCGGGTTGATCGACGCATGGCAGCGGTTGTCCGCATCGACACCGTTGAGGAACCCGTCGACCCATGTTGTGCGCCACTTGCGGGCTTTCTTGGTTTCGTAAACAGCTTCCGCGAACTCGTCGCCGTCTTGGATCAGCCGTTCGAGGAGAACCTTGTCGACCTTGCGTTTCCCGGACGGTGTCCGGTCAGGGATGTTGATGCCGCGTGACTCCAGCACGTCGGCCACCTGTTCTGTTGAGAACACGTTCTCGCAACCCATCTGCCTGGCCCGCCACTCGTGGGCTAGTTCAGCGTCTATGAGCCGTTCCGACAGTTCTTTGGTGTACGGCACATCCAGCAGGAACCCGTGGCGTTCCATGTACGCGCAGACCTCAGCGAGTTTCAGTTCGCTGCGGATGAGCCGCTGCGACTCTGCGGGCACCAGGGTTTGTAGTTGCACCAGTCTGGCTGCGAGGATCGCATCCATGCCGGCATACAGTTGGTAGTCCGGGTGGTCGAACTCCACGGTCTTCCACACGTCAGCCTTTTTGACCTTCGTGTCCCGCGCTAACGCCAGCATGGACCCCTTCACACTGTCCGCTATCTCAGCGTCGATGTAGTGCCGGGTGAGGTCTTCCAGTGAGTGCCCGACACCACCCTCATCACGGGATCGTGGGTCCACGAGGTGAGCCAGGATGCGGGTGTCAATGACTTTGGGCCACAGCCGCTCCATCTTGACACCCAGGTGACGTTCGAACACCTGTAGGTCATAGGATGCGTTGTGCAGCACCAGTATGCGGGCGGACGCTAGTTGGTGCCGCACCGCGTTAGCGAACGGCTCACCCCGCTCGACGGGGATCACCCACGCTTCAGACTTGTTGCCGAACTGCGCCACCCGCAGACGGAAACCCTCCGAGTAAATATCTAAACCAGTTGTTTCAGAGTCGACCGCCATAGCGGGGTTGCGTTCCGCGAACGCATGGAAGTCCTGTAGCTCAGGCACGGTCTCCACCACGTTCACCGTGACGGGCTGCCCATTGATTGTTCGTGTGTGTTGCTTCACGGTGTCCTTACTGTGGTGGTGCGGGGAGGGCACCCGTAGGTGCCCTCCCCGTGTATTGTCAAGGCGTTTACAGCCAGACCGGGGATTCGCTGGAACCGCGTGGCGGCATCCACGCCTTCCAGGTCTTCCCGTTTTTACCGACACCGGTCTTGTACACCCAGTCCGGGCCGGGTGCCTCCGGGGTGCCGGCAGGTGCCTCACCCGCAGCCTGCGGTGCGGGACGGCCAGCCGCAGCAGCTTTAGCTGGGGCTGAACCCGCGAAGTGATTCGCAGCCTTACGGGTTTCGTCCATCAACTTCGCCAACTTCGAGGCGTTATCACCGGACACCTGATCCAGTGCGTCATCCACATCAGCTGCGTGGATCACAATCCAGGGGGAGTCGAACCCGGCACCGCCCTTGAGGGTGAGGGTCAGCTTCCCGTCACTGGTTGAGGTGGCTGCCGCCTTCCGGGCGGGAGCCTTCTTCGACGCTGGCTGCTCGAACGGCTCCTCAGCCGCATCGACAGGTGCGTTCTCGAACGGATCGAAATCGGTCAATTTACTGATTACCTTTCGGTGATGTTTGCCCAACCACGGTTTGTGGAAAGGCGGTGGTGAAACTCATCAACGGACAGGGCAGGAGCCGTTAGCGCACTCCTCATCAACCCCATCAGCAATCTCCTTGGACTGGGCGGATTCGTACTCCCACTTGTTGATCCGCTCATACGGGGACTGAGGCATCGACGCTTCCGGGAAGATCGTGGCACCCTTCAGGTACCCTGCGAATGCCCGTAGCTGATCCTCAACATGCTGAGGCTTGTACTGTTTCGGGTCGACGTTCGCCGTGAAACTCACAGCGTTGTCAGCCCAGTACTGTTGGTACAAACGTTGGAATGCGAGCATCTGCTGCAACGTCAGATCGCTGGCAGCCTCAACCAAATCCTCACCGTCAGACCCGTAAATGTCCGTGACAGCCTGCACCAGTGTGTCTTTCGTCGGGAAAGACACAACCACCGTGTTATCGGCGTACATGTCGTCCTCGACTTCGAAACCCTGCGCCTCGTACTTGTCCACCATGCTCATCTGTTCCGGGTCGACCTTGGACAGCCGGACACGGCGGATGAAGTACCGGGCGAAGATCGGGTGTACACCCTCTGACACACCGGACAGTTTGGCGATGGTGCCTGTCGGTGCGACTGTGCGTTTCTTGACCGGCACGGGGATGCGGAGGTCGTGGCACAGTTCCAGCGCGGCTGCGTCGACCGCGATGGACATCTGCCTGAGCAGAGACTTGAACGAGTCATCCCGTGGTGCGTGGGAGTATTTCGTCCCGGTCATGGCGAGGTAGCTCGCCACACCGAAATGCCCGACACCGATACGGCGGTTACGGTCCAGCACCTCACGTGACTTGGGGTCACCGACCTCACTGAAGGTTGCCCGGATCAGGAACCGTGTCATCAGCGTGTGTGCTTGGTACAGCCCGTAGATGTCTGCCTGACCACGTTTGTCCACGAACCCGGCGAGGTTGACGTGACCCAGGTTGCACGTCTCCCACGCTTCGAGCGTGATTTCCCCGCACGGGTTGGTGCATTCCACCCCGTTGGGTTCACCGACGTTCGACAGTGACGAGTCCCAGAACCCTGGTTCCCCGTTGTTCACCATTCCCCGCGAGATCGCTTTCAATACACGGGCGGCGAGCCACGCATGGCCTTGCTTTGCCTGGTACCAGAACTCGTCATCGACCTCCACACTGATGTTCGTTGTCCAGTGCGACAAAGATTGCTGCTTGATGTCGATGAAGGTTTCGATCTGCGGGTCAGCCCAGTGCATCATTGCCATTCGTGCGGAGCGCCGCACACCGCCGGCAACCACACACTGTGCGATGGCGTGGTCGATTTCCATTGCCCCGATACCGTCCAGGTATTCCCCTGCGCGGGAACCCAGAACAGTAGCGACTTCGATCAGCATCTTCGCCAACGGCTGTGGGCCGGAAGCCCTACCGCCGAACGTTTTCAGCTTCGCCCCGGCAGCCCGCACACGTGACACGTCGTACACCCGGTGTGTGTGGACTGCTTCGTCCCGGTAGTGGGTGTCGATCAGATCGGTGAGTGCGGCAGCCCAACCTTCCCGGCTGTCCTCAATCTGGAACGCCCCAGCCCAGTCGGAGTCGTAGTCGATGGACAGCAGACCGGCTTCCGCAAGCTGCTGGTAGTCCTGGTGTTCCGGGTCGCAGACGATGTGAACTTGCAGTGAGTGCCGGATCGGCGGGTACCCGTTCAGGTTTGAGTTGGAGTAATTAGCGCCAACACCACCACCTTCCATCAACCTCATGAAGGTGAACTCAAAATGGTCGGCGGGCTTATCGGTCCACCCGGCCACCCAACAGTTGAACAGGTGCTGGGCGTTCTTAACCCCGGATGCCCACAGGTGCCGTCCTGCTGGAAGGATTTTGAAGTCCAGCATCATGTCGATCAACTGTTGACGTTCGTCCTCAAGCTGGTAACGCTCATCGACTAAGGCGAGGTTGCCGTCGACCACCCGCTGCACCGTTTCCGGCCAGGTCTCCTTTGTGCCGTCCGGCTTCACCCTTGAGTAGGTGCGGTTGTAAACCAGTTCCCCGGTTGGTCCCCAGTTAATGTCAGTCAATTTCGTACTCCTCTGTGATGGTTGGGCAGTTCTCGCACACGTTCCAGTCGAAATCCGGGTCATCCGGGTAGCTGAAAGACAGCCCGCCAGGTTCACCACAGAAGTCACAGGACGGTTCATCGTCGTATCCGGTTGTCACCGTTGCCCTTTCAGGTATTCGCCTCCGCAGTACATGACCCGATCTTCAGCGGGCCAGTTGTGCAGCAGCATGGGTTTCTCGTCAAACAAGTCGGGGAGTAGGCAGGCCCGATACATCTCAGACCTGCCCGCCCCGTTGAACAGCGGATCAAAGATGTTGTGCATGACGTTTCCGTACATTGTCAAGGTATATGCCTACTAGCTGCGGGTGTTTCCGCAGGATGTTGTAGTCCCGGACTGGTGGCCGGAACCATCTACCATTCCCAAGGTCCAATGCCGGCTCCGCACCCTTGCCGTTCACCCACTGCTCGACGGGTGCCGGGTCCAGGTATTCGTCACGCACATCAGGGTTTTCGATCAGCATCACAGCTATGTCCCCGGTGGGATCGGAGTAGCCGCCTTCTGAGCGCCGGGTCTCTGGGAACACAACGGACCTGCTTCCTATCCCCTCTACGTCGGAGGTGATGTAGTTGACGTTGACTTCTTCGGTGAGAGATTTGTGCGCTCTCATTAACAGGTTCTCTGTTTTCTTATCTGCTGGGATCACACCGTCCTCGTAGCGTTTCCGTAACGCCTCCGCATACGCTGCGTGGCGCTTGTCAAGGTCAGCCATAGCGGTAGGTAGGATCGCCCGCAGATACTTGTTAGTCGA